CACATACTCACCGCACCAGTCGTTAGGTGATTTATTCTTAGTTTCAGGATAGCGTTTACAACTGCCCATTTGATCCCCAAAAGAAAAAAATTTACAAGAATTGCAGTTGTTTGTATGATTCGGTTCAGCCACTCGTTTTCTCCGATTAAATGTAGTGGTTAGAGAGCCTACAAGTTTAAGCCTTGTAGTGTTCTCGTTTTAATTAAAAGTCTTTGCCGTAAGCAGAACGTGAATGGTTATAACAAGTGCCTTCTGTTTTACCTGTATTGAACTGTTTGTCAGCACCAGTAGCATCTTCTTTACCTTCTGCTACGCCACCAACAATTTTACCTTTACGTTCGCCTGACATATCTGCTTTGCCTGCACCTTTAGGAACTACAACACCTTTTGCTGGAATGCCAGCCGTACTGTTTGGGTTTGCCATCTTAAAATCCTTTTAGCTAAAAAGTCTGCAAAATGCAGTTCTTAGATTGTAGTTTAACTATTTTTTGTGTCAAGTGCTTTAATTTTCTGCTTATATAATACTTTTAATGCTTTAATATCATCAATAGTATATTTTTTAGGTGTGTGATTACTCTCTAGCCATTCTACTTCATCAAGTCCAATCTTTTTAACCAAATTGATCCTGTAGTTGATGATGTTGCCTGAGAGATGATTGTTGCAAGGAGCGCATTGCTTATGTACGTTAAATTCGTTGAATCGTAATTCTGGGTGTGAACCTGTGGTTTTATAATGTCCACTATGGTACTGACCTGTATGGAATCGTTGGCATGAAATACATGGGGCATCTTTATCTCTTAATCGTATATATTGGTTAAATATCGCCTGAGCTTCTTTAAGCCACTCGGCTTTTGTCTTGAGCTTAACCTTCAGCTCTTTAGTTTCCTTGCGTTCAGCCTTCTCTCTGACTGTTTTAGCATGAGTATAAGCACAAGTAGGACTACAGACTGACTGTAATGGTCTGGTTGGTGTAAACTTTACTTTACATATTTTACAGGATTTAACTTTAATAGGTTTAATCATAAATACGGTTTTTAGCTATATTGAAATAACTTTCATCTAATTCAATGCCTATAAAGTTGCGATTAAGGTTTTTACAGGCAACGCCAGTTGTACCACTTCCCATTGTAAAATCTAATACAGTTTCATTTTCTAATGTATATGTTTTAATCAGATACTCAAGAAGCAAAACTGGTTTTTGAGTTGGATGTACGCTACCTTTTCTAATTTTATCAAATTCAATAAGTGTTACAGGATTTTTAAAATTGTATGTTTTTTTTAATGGTTTATACCCAACGCTTGCCGCACTTTGACTGTCAGACATCCCACCTGCTTTAATTGGTTTTTTTCTTAACATCATTTGCGGATAATACTTTGCAGGTTCGCCTTTACTTGTGAAAATAACAATATCTTCAGTTTGTTGCATTGGTCTAAATCTAGCATACGACATACCGCTTGGAATTTTTTTGTTCCAATCCCATCTATATTTAAATGATTTTATATTGCTTGTTATTAAAAAACTTGTATAAGGTTCGTTTCCAAACAACACGATTGCGCCATTAGGCTTAATAATTCGCTTTAACTCTGCCCACATAGGCTCAAACGGAATAACACTATCCCACTTGCAAGCAGTTGTGCCATAAGGTGGGTCTGTAATGATTGCATCAATACTTCCATTAGGTATTTGCTTCATTAACTCTAAACAATCACCATGCCATAATTTAATTGTCATCAAAATAAAATCCTATTTGGCTTCCCCATTCTTCTATCTGGTCTTGGTAAATCCCCATTTCTTTTGTGGATAACTTTGTTGTACTCTTTATTAACTCCACCGATTCACCACCAATTTCATCTTGGTAACGCAAGAACTTCCATCCCATAAGATCGTGTACCTTATCCTGGTGTTCACCAATATACAGTCCTAAAGCATTATACAGCTTCCATAGCCTAGAGTTCTGCTCTATTGATCGTGATGTTGTTCTTATCTTAGCTGACACTACATAACCCAATGAAAGGTCTAAGGCTTCTAGTTTTGCAATTAAATAAGGTAAGTTACTTTTTGACAGACTAAAGTTAGTAATCATTATTAATCTCAAGTATTAATCTCAAGTGCTTTCTGTTTAGCTTCATGTGCTGTATTAAAGTAACCAAATGATTTGTTATGGTGGCTTAATCCAAACTTCTCACCATTAGGAGTTATGTACTTAGCTATTAAGAAGTCTTTACACTTAATACAGTAGTTATCTACTTTCAACCAAACCATTGTTTATCCTTTGACTGCTTTATTGTCTTTGACTGCACCAGTTAAGTTCTTATTAACAATAACTCTTAAACCCTTAAACCTTTAAAACCCTTGTTGTTATTAATATCACTTACAGGTGAAAAGACATAGCTATCCTAAGATGTATGCCTTTACATATCGCTTACTGGAGCCAATATGACACGTCAGCCTTTCACAATTAGGGTGCTAACTTCGCTGCCCATATCCGTATTTAAATTGCTACCCACAGTACGGAATACAAGCTGTATGCCCTGCCGTTACCCGACAACATACAGCGTAATCTAAACCAAAAAAAGCCATTAGTTCCGATTCTTCCTTGTGTGGGGCAAGTGGGCATTTAACCCTAAAGAACCGAAGCTAATGGCTTCTAGTTAGTCATGCCCCAACATGAATGATGCAACTGTAATTGATTATTTAGTTAATTGCAAGTTATTTTTGTAGCGATTCAACTAAATTAATGCGTTCCCCTATCCACTTCATTACAGGTACAGCCATTGAGTTACCTAATGCCTTATATCTAGTTGAATCACTTGCGCCTGGTATGTTGGTAAAGTCATCTCTAAAGCCTTGTAAGCGTTCGCACTCAATAGGCATTAATCGTCTTACTTGCATCTTGTGAAATAGTTGTTGGTCTGCGCCTGTTGATAACGTAAAGTCTTGTTCATCTGAACCTAGATAACCTTTACTACCACCCTCACAACCGCCTCTTACTTTGAAGGCGTGAGCAACCGCATGAACATCAGTTTTAGTTAGCGTATAACTCACTCCACTTTCATCGTAGCCATTACCATTACCACCGTTCTCAGGTTGTCTGCCTATAGTGTTGCCAGCAAGTGCTATTGGTTGCAATATGTGATAATCACCACTTAAAGCTTCTTGATTTCCAAGCCATTGCTTTTTTGAACAATTAGCCATTAATGTGCCAAATTTATTTTTACTACTTCCAGTTCTAATCTCATAAGCACCACCAGCGATTTGGTCTAGGTCAAGGCCACGATCTCCAAAGCCTCTTGTAAGCGTTCCGGTAACTTCTTTCCCCTTACCTTTGCTCTCCGCAATATGCCCTTGCAAGCTGTGCTGCTCAAAAAGTACCGCTGCGGCACTTCCGAAGTCACCAAGACATCCGATAACGAACACTCTTCTGCGTCTTTGTGGAACTCCGAAGTGTTGAGCGTCAAGAATCCTGTAGGCGAACCCATACCCGAGTTCCCCCAACATAGCGAGGAAGCTTCCGAAATCCCTTCCACCGTTACTGGACAAGACACCTGGTACGTTTTCCCAAACCAACCATTTGGGCTGTAATCGTTTAGCAAGCGCACCAAACTCAAGCATGAGGTTTCCTCTAGGGTCATTAAGGCCAGCTCTAAGTCCTGCAACTGAGAATGATTGACAGGGAGTTCCTCCGACCAAAAGTTGAATTGGGTCATAATCGCCTTTCTGTATAGTAGTAAAATCACCATGAAGCGGTGTATTTGGATAATGATGGGCAAGGACTTGTCTAGGAAACTTCTCAATTTCGCTAAAGAATGAAGCCTCCCAGCCTAATGGATGCCAAGCGTGAGTTGCGGCTTCTATGCCACTACAGACCGATCCGTATTTCATTCTGCACTATTCTTAAAATAAACATATAACGCTTCTACTACACTAAATCTTACATCACCATTATTTTTTAACTTTAATATTGTACTTCTAGTTAATTTTAAATGCTTAATAACACCAGCTACATTACACATAGGTTCATTAAGTTTTCTTACTACATACTCTTTGTTAGATTCCATAATTAATCTCCTTGATTTACATCATAAACCTATTTAATACAGAGTGCAAATAAATAAATGCAAAATAAATACTAAAATGCTTGCATTAGATTAAAAAGAGAGTAGAGTGTGAATTGTGGTACAGCAATTAACTTAATAACAGGAGATTTAAATGACTACATTCCCACTTACAGGCAACATTAACGACCCAGATTGGCCTGAAGAATTAAACCCAAAAGATATTCAAGATGTTGTTGAACAATTCTTAACTTTTAATGCACTTCCACTATCTTCATACATTGACGAAACAGAATTGTTATCTGACCAAGTACATAAAATCTTATTTGATGTAGAAGATGACAAGCTAGGCCGTATCAAAGATTTATATGATGCGGAAATTACTCGTGTTGCTAAATGGGCTGAGAAATATGAAAACACTATCCCTCATGCAACATGGCTTGTTACTCAAGCATTGGAATCTTAATCATGGACTTACTAATTATTGGATTCTTTGCAGGTATTGTGACTGTGATTGTTTTAATAGATGCTTGGAGCAGATAACATGGCCAACGGAAATGAACAAATACTAGATGATATTGAGAATGAAGAAAATGCTCAGATCAATCAAGAAGAATATGAGTTGTGGTGCTTACAAGTTGAATTGGCGCTAGCACACGTTAATCAGAATGAAGTTGAGGCAGCATATCAGCGTAGTGATTTATTTGAGCGTAGGCGTGATTTAATGACTTCATGGGGTAACTACTGTAAGACTATTGAATTGAGTTCGTAAGGACAGATTATGGCCGTTAAAATTGATTTATCCAAAAATAGAGATAAAGACGTGGAAGCTTTAGAAGAACCCTTATCTAGAGCAGGTTTTTATACTATTGCAGAGGCTGTAGAAGTAGTTAAACGTGAAGCCGATGTAAACATTCATGACCATTTGATTGAAGCAGTTCGTTCTGGCGCATTACCCACCTACGAACCTAACTCCACAAAAAGATACATATATGGAAAAGATAAACGTGTACGAGATTTTCATGAAGAAGTTTATTGGCAAGATTTAAACGATTGGCTTGAGGTTAATGAGCGTTTAATAAGCTATAGATTACTAGACCCAAGTGGAAAACCAACAGCTAAAGCTAAAGCTGCAGGTATCGTATAAACACTTTTATGAAAACATTAGAGTTAGGAGAATTAAAATGATGTCAGATGACGATATACAAGCTGAACTAAGAAGTATGAGTAATGAAGAACGTGAAGCTAACGATATTGCTGAAGCTGAACAAATGTCTATGTATGCAATAGAGTTTAAAGCCCATAAAGCTGCATTACAGCAACAGTTTACTGATTACATCTATAACAACTATACAGTCGGTAATGGCGATCAATTAATTAATGTGCTTGAAGATGGTGAAGCATTAGAAAGTTTTTTAGATTTAATGGGATTACCCGAAGATACCGAGATTGACCTTTAAGGAGTATGAAAATGGCTAAAGAAGGATTTGTAAATATTCATGGTAAAGACTACGAAACGGTTGCCAGTCGTGTTAATCGTTTTCGTGAACACTATGCTGACTATTCAATCATCAGCAAGATTATTAAAATTGATGCTGAAGAATGTATTGTTGAAGCTAGTATCTTAGATGAATTAGGTAGGATTATTGCTAATGGCCATGCACAAGAGTTTCGTGGTGCCAGTCAGATCAATAAAACTTCTTATGTAGAGAATTGCGAAACATCAGCGATTGGCCGAGCACTTTTAAATTTTGGAGTTGGTGGTAGTGAGTTTGCATCAGCAAATGAAGTACAAAACGCTATCCATCAACAAAATAATGAAGGTAGAGCTAAAGCAGCATTAAAGCCAGTACCATTAGAATTAGTAATGCCTAGCTTTGATACATTACCTGCTGAAGAACAAGAGTTTATTCTTAATATCGCTATGGAAATTACAGCAGCCATCACTGATGAAG